GTCTTATCCATGCGGACGCGAAATGCAAAAGGGGGTGATTGTGCTGCGAACGCCGACGGCTTGGCGGCGATGCAAGTGCATTGCAAGTGCATTATGCTGGGCAGCGGCGGATGCTAGCGCCACATGGCGCTAGCAATGGCAAGCGCCAGGTCAGTGGAAAGTCTTGCTGGCCGCCGTGCGGCTGGCGGGCGCAATGGACAACCAAGGCGGCTTTTCCTTAGGAGCGCCGAAAGGCGACACGGTAAAGGAATGGCTAGCGGGTTGTGATTCCGCGCTTCAGCGCGCGCGCCTGGGCGAGGACGTCAAGGCCCTTGCCGACGCCCTCGCTGCGAATTCCCCCGAGCGGCTGCACCAGATCGTCGCGCCAGCGCGCGGATGGCTCAATGATGACGGTGCGGATTGTAAGGATAAAACAGATTGCTACTAAGTGTTATTTTTTGTCTTGCCATGCGCAAGGACTTAACTTATGATGCCGGTGCCATGAGGACTTTGGGCCAACTAATTAACCGCAACGAGCGGCGGCGGTTTTTGCGACACGAGGATTACGACGCGGATTGGCGTCGGTTCTCGAAATGGTTTCTGGCCGCGCATCCGTTATGCAACCGCTGCCAACGACGAAACGCTGAAATCGTGCATCATATTGTTCCGTTATCAGATGGCGGAGAGCATTGCCGCGAAGAAAATAGCGAGGCGCTTTGCAGAAAATGCCACGTCGAGGAGCATCGAAGTGGGCTTAGTTGGAAGACCTCCCAAAACGCGGGAAGCTAAAATCTTAGCTGGCAACCCAGGCCATAGGCCGCTTGGCGTTGCTCCGCCGACGCAACGGCTTTGCACGCTGGAACCGCCGAAACGCCTTAGCGCCGAGGGGAAACGGATTTGGGCGGACTTAGCTCCAGAGTTGGATGCGGCTGGCCTGCTGACCACGCGGGACCGAAACGCGTTCGAAGAGTATTGCGCGGCGCTTGCTGATTTGCGCGCCGCGCGCGCCGCGATTGGCAAGGGACTTAAAAATATCGCCAATGTGCATAACCAAGTCTCTCCGCTTGTAACTGTCATGGAAAAAAGCCGCAAGGCAGTATTGGATTTGGGGGCGCGGTTCGGGCTTACTCCAGTTGATCGTGCGCGCGCCGGCGGCGGAGGATCGGTTCAGAAAAACGAAGCCGGAGGGTTGGACGAATTTCTTGGCCGTCGAAACGGAACGGGCTAATGCGGCGATGGGCGATCCTATTAACGATGGCGGCGACGATGGGCCACGGCTTTGAGGGCTGGGCCGGTCCCCGGCCCATCGGGGAATTGGAACGACTTGCCTACGAGCGGCACGTCGCGGATATTAAGAGCTGCGCCGAGCGGGGGTTGTGGTTTGACGATGACGCGGCGCAATATGTAATCGACTTTTATTCGCGATTCGCGGTTTTCACAAAGGGCGAATGGACCGGAAAACCTTTTAAGTTAGCTCCGTGGCAAGAGTTCCTAACGCGTTGTTTGTTCGGTTGGATGCGCCTGCCGAAGGGCATGAGCGCGCGAGAGGCAGCGCGGATTCCGTTTCACAAACGACTTGAGGCCGGAATCAGACGCCGGTTCGATTCTGCGTTCATCGAAATCCCACGAAAAAACGGAAAGACGGAATGGGCGGCTGCCGCCGCGAATTATCTAACGATGGCTGATGGCGAGCCGGTGGCCGAGGTTTATTCTGCGGCAACAAAGCAGGATCAGGCGCGCATCGTATTCGACGCCGCGCGGCGCATGATTAAGTTTGGCAAGAACGGATTGGACAAGGCGTTAAAGCCGCTGCGAAACTCAATCGTTTGTGAACGATGGGACAGTAGTTTTCAGCCGCTTAGCGCTGAGTATTCGAGCTTGGACGGACTTAATATTCACGGTTGCATAGTCGATGAATTGCACGCGCATCGCAATCGCGAGTTGCTTGAAGTTTTGACCACGGCGACAGGGGCGCGTCGCCAGCCGATGATCATCATGATCACGACAGCTGGCAGCGATATTGCAGGGATCGGCTATGAAGAGCACGATTATGGCGTGCGGATTTTACGCGGCGCTGTCCAGGACGACCGGCGTTTTGTTTTTATCGCTTGCGCCGACGACGCCGAAGCATGGCAGAGCGAAAAGGAACTTCGCAAGGCCAATCCTAACTGGTGCGTAAGTGTTAATCCAGAAACCGTGCGCGAGGAAATAAGGCGTGCGACCAGCACGCCGGCGCGCCGCCGTTCTGTTCTGCGTTATCATCTTAATCTATGGGTAAACGAAAAAGACGCATGGATGGACTTCGATAGTTGGCGCTCATGCGGTGAAGAGATCGCAATCGAAGACCTGCGGGGCCGTCGTTGTTTTGCTGGCCTTGACCTTAGCAAGACAACAGACCTAACCGCGATGGCGTTGGTTTTTCCTCCGAGCTCGGACGATCCAAAATGGCGTTGCGTCATGCGTTATTGGTGCCCCGAATCTGCCGTGCGCTCGCGCGCTGGGCAGGAATCCGCGCCATTTCTAAGCTGGGTCGATTCCGGCCACATCGAGCAAACGGCGGGGAACGGCGTCGATTATGGGGAAATCGAGGCCGCCTTGCGCGATGCGAGCGAGCGATTCGATCTGGTTCAGGTTGGATTCGATCCATGGAACGCCCACAAGTTTATCGCGGACATGGAAAAAGAATCTGGGTTCGTTGAGTTTATTCGTGTAGCGCAGACAACGAAAGACCTTAACGCGCCGATGAAGGAACTCGAACGGCTTGTAGCCACTCGCGAATTCGCGCATAATAACAATCCAGTGCTTGATTGGAACGTTTTTAATTGCGTTGTGAAGGCTACCCCGGACGGCAATATCAAGCCGGACAAGGCCGCGAGCCGCGACTTAATTGACGGCGTAAGCGCGCTTGTGATAGCGATGGCCGTGGCCCAGGCCGACATGGGCGAAAGCGTTTACAACGTTCGCGGCATAATGGTCGTTTAAGAGGGAGAGCGGAGTATGTTTGCAAACATTCGGCGCGCCATTCGCGCGGCGTTTTATGGTCCCGAATCTATTACAAGCGCCGCTAGCGCGCGGCTGTTTTCCGCCGGCGTCGAGACGCAAGCTGGCCTTACAGTTGATACGGAAACAGCGCTTGGCTATTCCGCAGTGCTTGCCGCAGTGCGCTGCATCTCCGAGACTGTCGCGATGCTTCCACTGCACTTATATCGTCGAAGCATCGAAGCCGGAAAAAAGCATATTGAACATGCGGTCGATCATCCGCTTTATGCTTTGCTTCATGACGCGCCCAACCCGGAACAAACAAGTTATGAGTTTCGCGAGGCGTTTGTCGCTAGCTTAATCGTTTACGGCAATGCCTATGCCGAAATCGTGCGGGATCGGTTCGGAAACATTAAATCTTTGTGGCCGATCTGGTCGCGCAACGTGAGAATGGAACGGGTTAATGGTTCCGTTGTTTACTGGATTTCGATAAATGGAATTGAGACCGCGTTAAGCGCCGAGCAGGTATTTCATGTTCGAGGTTTCACATGGCATGGTCTCGTCGGCCAATCCCTACTGGACATGGCGCGTGAAACCGTCGGCACGGCGATAAGCGCGGACCGGTTCGCGGCACGGTTTTTCGCGAACGGCGCGCGGCCCGGAGGGATGATTGAGCATCCAAGGCGCATGAGCGAAGCCGCCGCGCGGTCGTTGCGCGAGTCGTTCGAGAGCTTGCATAAAGGACTTGGCAATTCGCATCGTGTCGCGATTTTGGAAGAGGGAGCTAAGTTTACGCCGGTTGGGGTCGATCCTGACGCGGCGCAATTGCTTGAGGCGCGCCAGTATTCGATCACTGATATAGCGCGTATTTTTCGATTGCCGCCGCATAAAATCGGCGACTTGAGCCGGGCGACCTTCAGCAATATCGAGCATCAGGCAATTGAGTTTTCCGAAGCCATGCAACCATGGTTTAAGCGAATCGAGCAGCGGATCAATATACAACTGTTAACACCTGCGGAACGTAAGTCTTATTTCGCTGAATTTCAAGTCAAGGGGTTGTTGCGGACTGATATTAAAACGCAAGGCGAATTTTATCGGATTATGCGCGACATCGGCGCGTTCAGCGCCAACGATATTCGTGATCTTGAAAACATGAATCCGCTTCCCGATGATCAGGGCGATATTTATCTTGTGCCTTATAACTATATGCCAGCTAGCGCGCTTATTGGCGCGGCGTCGAAGTCTGACCTGGCGCAAGAAATGAACACGGACACACGCATGGGTGCCTTGGTGCTGGAGGCGCGCGCGGAAAAAAAAAAATCAATAGGCGCGGAGTGTTGCGAGAAGAATATCGCGGGCGCGTAAGGGAAGCGGCGGAGCGCGCGGTTCGCGGCGAGGTTCGGGAGCTTAAAAAGGAACTTGGCCGTTTGCTTGAAGTTGAAGACAAGGCCGCGATAATGGAAGAATTGATTAGGTTTTACGACCATCGATCGAATAATTTTAAGTTCATGATCAAAACCTTGCAACCGGTCATGAAAGAATATAGCGACAAAATCGCGCAAGCCGCAAAAGCGGAATATGGCGACGTCGTATATGGAGACCTCGAAAACTTTATTAACAATCATCTATTTTGGCAGACGCGGATTCATGCTGGATCAGGTTTGCGCCAATTGCAAAACATAGTTGCGCTATCAGGTCCTGGCGCGTTGCTTGAGGAGATGGACAAGCGCATGCGGGAATGGGTCGAAGGCGGGCCGACGGGCACGACGCGCGGGGAACGGTTCGCCAATCGCCAAGTAGTGCAGGCTGATGGCGCGATTGCTCGCGAGGTATGGCGTCGACAAGGCGCGACGAAATTGATATGGAGAAATAGTGGTAGCGAGAATTGCCCGATCTGCGCCAGGTTGGACGGAATGGTTATCGGAATCGATGAGTCTTTCGTTCCGGCGGGGATGCAGATCGGCATAGACGAAATCGCGGAAATCGATAACGAGCCGCAACATGGGCCGCATGTTCCAATAAAGGCCGGGTCCGACATCATGCATCCACCGCTTCATGCTGGATGCGATTGCCGGATCGAGGTCGTTATAGAGAGCGTATTAAGTTCTTGATTTTCAAGCCGGACTTATTTATTGTAAGCCGGCAAGTTAAAACAGGCATCGAGGCGGGAGGCGTGTCATGCGGGAACGGCGGATGTTCGAAGGCGAGGCGCGGGCGGTCGGCGCTGATGGCGAGATGGTCATCGAGGGCACTGCGGCTGTCTTTAATCAGGAGGTTGAACTGGCCGCTGGCCGATACGAAGTTATTCGCCCTGGCGCTTTCAAGCGTTCGCTCGACCACCATGCGGACGTGCGTTGTTTGTTCAACCACGACGAAAATCTTGTTCTCGCGCGCACTCGCAGCGGCTCGCTTGAATTATGGGAGGATGAGATTGCGCTTCATTACCGGGCGAAGCTCGACCCCAACGATCCTGATAGCGAGCGTGTTTTTTCAAAGATAAAGCGTGGGGACGTGAGCCAATCCTCTTTTTACTTCCAGGTTGATGGAGAAGGCAAGGGCGGGGAGCGCTTTCACAAGCGCGAAGGCGGCGGGATGTTGCGCGAGCTGCTTGCGCTTAAACTCTACGATGTTTCGCCGGTTACGTTTCCCGCCTACGAAACGACGGAAGTCGAGGCGCGCTCGGCGTTCCGAAACGCGCCTGACGAATTAGATATAATCGAGGATGCGAACGCCAGCGATGGCGATGCAGATATTGCTAAAACGGAGATAGGCGAGGCGGCCAGCCCGGAACCAGCGTTCCACCTGGCGCGGAACCGTCAGAAGTTGAGCGAACTTTTGACGCGGCTATAATAATAAAGCCGCAGAGGAGGGCAGGCTATGCCTACCGCTATTGAACTACGGCAGGAAGCGGGTCAGTGGGTGCACGAAGCTCGAGCCATGCTTGAGCGAGTCGAGAGCGAAACGCGCGGCTTCGACGAGGCCGAGCAATCCGCTTTCGACAAGCTCCATGCGGACGCGGAGCGCAATCTTAAACTGGCCGAAGCGAAAGAGCGGCAAAGCGCCGCCGATCTTGGTTTTGAGGCTCCAGAGGAAAACCAGCGGCAGATTCCGCCTGACGCTGGAGAAACGCATTCGGGTCGCCCGACGGCCAGCGACGAATATCGAAACGCGTTTATTAACTATATGCGGCACGGCGAGGGTCGCATGACTGCGAGCCAGCGCGAGGTGCTGCAACGCGGCGAGGCGCGAGCCACGCTCCAGCAAGACAACGATATTGGCGGCGGTTTCTTCGCGGCGAGCGAGCAGTTTATTAACCGTGTTCTTAAGAACGCCGACAACAAACTCGCGTTGCGTCAGTTGGCTACTGTTTATCAGGTTGGTCGTGGCGAAACGCTTGGCGTTCCGACGCTTTCGAGCGATCTGACGCCGTTCGCTTTTGGCGGCGGGGAGTTGACCGCGGCAGTCGAGGATACCGGGATCGAATTCGGCAAGCGCGAATTGCGACCGCGCGATTTGGTCAACAAGACGATCAAGATTTCTCGCGACCTGTTGCGTTCCAGCAGGATCGACATCGAGGCGTTTATTTCCGAACGCGTCGCTTACGCTTTGGCGCAGGGCCTTGAGGCGGCTTACATGACTGGCTCGGGAGCCGGGCAACCATTGGGCTTGTTCACAGCCAGTAATAACGGTATCGGAACGGCTCGCGATGTAAATGTCGGAAGCACTACTAACTTCACCGCCGATGGGCTTATTTCGGTCCAGGGGGCGTTGAAAGACGCCTACGACGCGAACGCGCGTTGGCTGTTCCACAAGGACGCGATTACTTTGATCCGCAAGCTTAAGGACGGCAACCAGCAATATATTTGGCAGCCGGGCCTTGCGCTTGGAACGCAAAACCAAATCCTCGGCAAGCCATATATAACATCCGACAATGTCCCGCACACGTTCACAAGCGCGCTTTACGGTGGCATGTATGGAGACTTTTCTTACTATTGGATAGCCGATGCCGTCAGCATGAGCGTCCAACGGCTTGAGGAAACATACGCGTTGACGAACCAAATCGGCTATCTCTTTAGGGACATGGCGGCGGACGGCATGCCGGTTTTGGCCGAGGCGTTCGTGCGCATCAAGATGAGCGCGTAATCGCGCGGAAAAGGATGAAGAAAAGTGAATCTCTGCAAGAACGTGTTGATCACAAAAGTCAATGATTACGCGTCGGCCGCAACCAGCGCTGTTAACTCGACCGCCGTTGATATGACCGGTTATGACGGCGTGCTGTTTTTGACCACGGTCGCCGTTGCCAACGCGGGCAACTACATCAACGCCGCGCAAGGCGCCGCGGCGGACGGAAGCGATGCCGCCGATCTCGCAGGCTCCAAGGTAGTTTGCACTGGCACCCCGGAGGCGCTTTGGATCGATGTTTATAAGC